TTCAACTGCCAATGTGCAGGGTCGTAGAAATCCCAATCGCCACCCCAATCTAATTTGAGGTGTCTTTTTCGTGCGATTTCTTTGCCTATCGACCCTAATATGTCCCATTCTTTTTTGCTCAGTTGCCAATATCGTTGCGCATGGACTATATCCACAGCACAGCCGAATTGGTGCGGTGAATTACCGCCCTTTGCTTTGCTTCGCCCTTGCTCGTAAAGGTCATTCTGACGCTTTTCATCGCGCAGCATTTCGAACGCCAAAACAGGTATGTTTCGCGCTTTACATGCTTTGTACATTGCTTTCCAAAAGTCTACGATATCGGGGTGTACACCCTCGAATCTTACTTCACTCTGCTTCTCAATGACTTCTTTGCGTTTAAGAGCCTTTGCGTCTGCTAGTGCATACGCTGCTGCCGTATAATCTTTATGTACTGGTTCGTCCTTGAACCACGCCTGTACGCGGTCCAAGAACTTTACCCATCTCATAAATTTATTCGGCGGTCGTTGCTCCTGTTGCATCGTCGTTCACCACCTGCTCACTTTGTGGCTCCGCCACTGGCTCTTGCGCCTGTTGTGTATTTTTGCTGAGAAGCTCTGCTTTTAGTTTCGCTAGTTCTGCGCGTTCCTGCGCCATATCTGCGTTGCGTCGTTCCTCATTCAATTTGACCCATTTCATCATGCGTGCAAATTCGTCGTTATTACGTACTCGAGGCTCAATATTAACAAAGCTGTCAGCGCCTGAATTTTCGACACGTTGGTCGACATCGCGGATGTTTACAAACACCGCTGCGCCTTTTTCTGCTTTGATTTGTACCCAGCTAGACCCTACCGCTGTGTATTCTACAGCAATCTTATCATCTGCTGCGCCTTGTAATACCGCGTCTGTCATTTCTGCGTTATCTGCAGCCCAAATCTCAATCTTTGAGTTTGCGTTTACCTGAAATTTAACGTGACGTGGTTTGTTGCTCTCGAATAGCAAAGGTTTTGTCACGTCTACTTTTGACCACTCACCAAGCGACCCATTTTTGAAATGCTTCATTCTTCAGCTCCTTGTTAAAAAGGGCGGGCAGGGGAGTTCTACCCGCCCGTCACGTTACTTTTCGATACGAGCTGTATCTACTAAGTTTGTGATTTGCTCGTAATCGGATGTCGCATCTGCCTCCAGCAGACGTTGTCCGAATACTGTGTTACCGTTAATTTCCATGTCTGATAGACATGTAATTTCAAAACTGTCTGCCACTTGATCAGCAAACACTTTTTTATGCAAACCTGACACCAAATAAAAATCTGCTGACAATGTTGGATCGGTTGTTTCTACCGTCCAAATCTTTGCACGATCTTCATCAAACGCATCGTTTGAAGGGCGATAGTACTTCCCACCTACGTTGACCATGTCGCGTTGCCACTCGTGGTTTAATGGCGCATAACCAAATGTTCCATTTGGCGTGCTGTGGTTTACGTCCAAGTGATCATTTTTTACTACTGACACTTGTTCTGGATCCAATACATCGCGCAAATAATTTGGCAATGTGTCTGGATCTGTCGTGTACAAGAAATAGTCTTTCTTGCGTTCCCACATTTGTTCTGGGACGATTTCTGCAGTTACGAGAATTACACCCCCTGTATTTAGTTGGGGTGTACGTATACTTAAGTCTACACTCGCATAACCGTTAGTTACGCTTGTATCCAAATTTGCCGCATCTGTGGCATATCGTTGATTGTATCCAATCATTGTTGACTGACGTGACAACAGAATTGGTTGTTTCATTGTTTCCTCTGGAACGCGAATGCCTTCCATCAAAAGATCAATGATATGGTCATCTTCAATGCCGTCATACATTGACCGCAATTTTGCAAACGCTGCGGTTTTCTTTGCTTGCTCGATGTCTGCTAATGACATTGTTGCGTTGCCGCCTTGCGTCAATTCTGCAAATATTTCGTCGAACAAATATACATCGCCAATATCTTGGATATCTCCGCCCTTCATAGCAGGTGCTAATAAATCTGAAGTTCCAGGAACCTGATTTAATGTAGCGTCGTTTCCATATGATGTACCGACTGTATACCGCGATTTAATAGGTGCTTGGAACGTTAATCCGGTTAATGATACCTCGCCATCAATTAGCTTTTGGTCAAAATCTGGTACAATATGATTATTGTCCAATGACCAAAAAGCGTCTGCCAAAGTATGATCAAACGCATTGCGCAACGGCAGCGATGCTGACCGTGCTTTTCTACGATGGTTTACAATAGAATTATATGCTTCTACTACTGTTGAATTAACTATAAAATCGACGGATCGGTTTATATTTCCTCCAAAATGAATTCCCATTGTTCCGTAAAATTCAGCTGCTCCGAGTATAGTTGTACTTAGGTCCATGTTCCACGCATCGTCAATGGTAGCAACAGCCGTTCCATTCCAATACTTGTTAGTTTCAAAGTAAGGTACTACACTCCCGCCGATGCCGGTCTGTCCCTGATAAGATCGGTTCAATTCTTCCATCGACCCTGAAAAACGCTCGAACGCCAACATTGGCACATAATGTGCCATCACGTTGACTTGTATACCGTTCATCAGCATTTCTGCTGTTTCCATCATCTCAATGTTGACGCGAACTTTTCCGCGACGAACCGCGTCTTCGCGCAACATTGGAATGTATTTGAGCGGCAGGATTTTACCTGCATCGCCTGATGTTAATACGCGTCCGCGATCGCGGCGCGTTGATTTTTGTGTTTGAATAGGTGCTGTGGGCACCATTTCTGTCATTCGCATGTCACTTGCTCCGTTTTATGCGTTTCATCATGGCGACAAACTTCCGCCGTATTTGTTTGCATTTTTTGCACATCACCAAGCC